TCGAGATGATAATACATGCAGTTGGGGGGTCATCGATGTTGATCGTTATAATATACGGCATCAAGACCTTATATCCATTATTCGTAAAAGAAAATACCCACTCGTCCCGTTCAGATCAAAATCCAACGGACTCCATTTAATTTTATTTATTGAGGGTGTTGTACCAGCATCTGCAATGCGTAAAAAATTAATTGAGATCGCGTCTGATTTAGGCATCAACGATACGACTACAGATATTTTTCCTGCACAAGATGAAGTAGATTTAACACCTGACAATTGGGATGAAAAAAGAAAAGGTAATTTTGTAAACCTGCCCTACCAAAAAGCACACATGACAACAAGAGTTGCAATGGATGATGAGTGCAACTCAATAAAATTAGAAGACTTATATAAATTTGTATCTAAATATAAATTAAAACCAAATGAATTTAAAAAATTAAAAATATTTCAAGATGATGAAACTAAAGATTACCCACCCTGCGTAGTCAACTTTATGAAAAATAAAGTTAGTAAAGGAGAAGGTCGTAATGATGCAATGTTTAATGTTGCAGTGCTTGCAAAAAAGATAAACCCAGATCCTGTTATGTATGAGGATTGGACGAGAGAGATGATGGGTAAAGTTTGTGAAGAAAGATTACATCCAAAAGAATTAGAAAATATATTTAAAGGTGTAGAAAACAAAGAGTATGCCTACAAATGTAAAACATCAATCGCTAGAATGCATTGTGTGTCTAGTGAGTGTGTTAAAAGAAAATTAGGAATAGGCACAAACGAAGCAATACCAGAAGTTGGTAAACTTATAAAAGTAAATTCATATCCAGAACCTTATTGGATATTACCTATACAGGGCAAATCAATTAGGCTTTCAACAAAACAATTATATCAGCAACAATTATTGGGCGAACAATTACTAAACTATGACATTGTTTGGAGACCACTTAAACCAACTAAAAGAGATCCAGATCCATACAGAGATTGGTTAGAGGAGCTCGTATCCAACAAACAAGACATGGAAGGGTTTGATGCATCTGAAGAAGGAAGTGATGTATTTAATTCTAGGATGTCAAGATTCTTAGAAGATGTAGAAGATACAACAGAATTTGATCAAATTGATTCGGGTAATATATGGCGTGATGAGACAGAAATGAGATTTAAATTAGAAACCTTTAGATCATTTATGAAGAAGATGGGTTATAATTGGAATGAAAAAGAATGTACAAGATTTTTAGAACAAGGTGGTGCAAAACCAAAGGCCAAGTTCAAGGGTATACAAAGCAGACATTGGATTGTCGCTTTGCCAAAACAAATGGAGCATAAAAATAAAGATGTCAAATTCACTAAACCGAAAGCTGCGTGGGAAGACAATTAAGATTTTTGGTCCTCCAGGCACAGGTAAAACAGAAAATTTATTAAAACGTGTGCAGCGTTATTTAAGACAAGGCTATTCTCCTGATGAGATCTGTTATGTATCTTTTACAAACAAAGCTGTAAACGAATGTGTTGCAAGAGTACGAAAAAGATTTAAAGAATATGATGAAGATGATTTCAAATATTTTAGAACACTACATTCTCTGGCCAGACAACAGTTTGCTGAGATTCCCGTTCTAGATCCAAAAGCAGATATGCTTATGTTTCACACACAATATGGAACAGTGAAAGTTAATTACAAAGACGGCCATGATGATCAAAAGGTTTACAACAACTGGTCTCTACAAATTTATGACAGGGCAAGAAACATGAAAACAGATCCTGTGTGGCTGTACAAACAACAATCTAGAAAAGCTGTAAGGTTGCAGCAATTCAAATCAATTATTAATGGTTACGAAGAATTTAAAACTATGGAACTAGAGAACGGACAACGGACACCTGACAGATTAGATTTTACTGACATGGTTGAGAGATACATTACTGATGGTTTAGTAATACCTTTTAAAGTATTGATGGTAGATGAAGCTCAAGATCTGACTCCTTTACAGTGGGATATGATTGTTAAAATATCTCAAGCTGTTGATAGAGTTTATATAGCTGGAGATGATGACCAGGCTATCTATGAATGGAATGGTGCAGATGTAAACTTGTTTCAAACATTTCCTGGCAGATCGTTAGTTTTGAAAAAATCTGTAAGACTAAATAAAAATATACATTACTTCTCAAACTGTATTTTACATTCCATGGGTGATAATAGAATAGAGAAAGAATTTTATTCTAATGGTAAAGATGGATCTATACATAGATGGAATGGCCTAAAGAAGGTGCCTTGGGATCTTGATGGCAGCTGGATGGTTCTAGCTAGAATTAACGATGTGAAGCGAGAGCTGCAGGTGGAGGCAAAGAATCTAGGCCTGTATTACCAGGACCAAAAAAATAATAAATCATTTGATCCAAATCAATTTTTAGCTATCGAATTATGGAAAAAAATTTGTGAGGGTGGATCTATAACTAGGCAAGATGCCTGTATCATGTACGAATATCTTTTGAACATAGACCACGGCTACCGGTCACAGGACAGCAAAAAATGGTCTTTCGCACATCCAAATCAAGTATTTAATTTTGATGAATTACATCTCAGATGTGGTATGAGAGATGAAAAAGGTCCATGGAATCAAGTGTTTAAAAGAAAATTTAAAGATAAAGATAAACAATATTTTAATAAATTAATGAAGGAAGGTGTGGATCTAACGCAGCCACCTAAAATTATAATTGATACAATACATCAGGTGAAAGGTGGTGAAGCTGACAACGTAGTGTTAGCCAGTAAATGTAACTTCCCATCACACTTTGACAAAAAAAATTTAGCAGAGAAAGTAAAAGAACTTAGAGTTTGGTATACAGGCGTAACAAGATCTAAACAAACTTTACACTTGCTAGGTACAAACCATCAATATAACTTTCCATTAGGAAAATATTATAAATTATACGAGGCAAATTATGTTTAGAAGATTAATATTAGAAGCTTTGGAAGATAGATATAATGCACAAATATCAGAGGCAGAAGCAACTCTTAAAATATATTTAGAGAAACCTGTAGCGATTGGTGAGCATCCACAACATGTTGATGAGGCAGACAAGTTAGTAGAAAAAATTGCTAATGCAGAGGAAAAATTAAAAATACTACAGGAGTTTAAATTATGACAGATAAAGATATGTTTGAAGATGCTTTTCCGCAGGACAAGCAGGTGGGGGGAAGTCACTATAAATTTTTTACCATTCAACCCTACGAATTTATTTCAAAAAATAATCTTTCGTTCTTTCAAGGTAACGTAATAAAATATGTTTGCAGATATCTTTTTAAAAACAAAATTGAAGATCTAGAAAAAATAATACATTACTGCCAATTAGAAATAAAAAAATTAAAAGACACCAAAAAATGACAATAGGTTATGGTTTAGGTATGCTGCTAGTCGGCATTATTGCACTAGCAATTGGTGGAACAATAGCATATTTTATTCTAAAAAAATGACTCATCAGTTAAATTTTATCTACAATGACAGTGATTGGGTCTGTCCAAGTGATTATCCAGACTTAAGACATGCAAAAGAAATAGCAATTGACCTAGAGACCAAAGATCCAAATATAAAAACAAAGGGTGCAGGATGGGCTACATTTGATGGCCATATTGTTGGTTTCGCAGTTGCTGCGTTTGATCAACAATGGTATTTTCCAATTCATCATGATGCAGGTGGCAACATGGACTCAGCAATTACTACGGCCTGGATGCAGGAGGTTTTAAAAACACCAGCTAAAAAAATATTTCATAATGCAAGTTATGATGTGGGTTGGTTGTTGGTAAATGGTTTTGAAATAAATGGGCCTATTATAGATACCATGGTTGCTGCAGCTTTAATAAATGAAAATAGATTTAGTTTTAGTTTGAATGCATGCGCAAAAGATTATCTGGGTGAGATAAAAAACGAAACTTTCTTAAACGAAAAAGCGAAGGAGTGGGGTATAGATCCAAAGGCAGATCTATGGAAACTGCCTGCAGGTTATGTTGGATTTTATGCTGAGCAAGACGCTGCACTTACATTAAAACTTTGGCAAAGATTTAAAACAGAAATAACAAAACAAAGTATTAACGATGTGTGGGACATGGAGATGGAGCTGCTGCCTATTCTGATTGAAACCAGGCGAAGAGGTATAAGAGTTGATGAAGAGAAAGCTGCAAGTTTAAAAAAAGAATTTGTAGCGCGTGAGAAAACAATTTTAAATAAAATAAAAGAACAAACAACAATGGGAGTTGATATTTGGGCAGCAAGATCTGTCGCTCAGGTTTTTGATAGAATAGGTGTTGATTACCCACGGACAGCGAAAACTGATGAACCAAGCTTTACGCAAAATTGGCTAGTAAATTGTAATAACCCGATAGCGCAACTAATAAGACAAGCAAGAGAAATAAATAAATTCCATTCAACATTCATTGACTCCATTCAAAGGTATGTTCACAAAGGTAGAATACATTCTGAAATAAATCAACTAAGATCTGACCAAGGCGGAACTGTATCTGGTCGTTTAAGTTATTCTAATCCCAACCTGCAGCAGATCCCTGCAAGGAACAAAGAGTTTGGAGATAAAATTAGAAGTTTGTTTTTACCAGAGGAAGGTAAACAATGGGGTAGTTTTGATTATAGCCAACAGGAGCCGAGACTAGTTGCTCATTACGCTGCTAGTGTAAATGAAGACTTTGCAGGTGCAGATGATTTTATAGAAGCTTATAAAAATGAGGCTGCAGACTTTCACCAAATTGTGGCAGACATGGCAGGAATAAGCAGAACTCACGCCAAAACAATTAATTTAGGGCTTTTTTATGGCATGGGTAAGGCTAAACTAGCACGAGAATTAGGTATTTCTAAGGACAATGCAGAAAATCTACTGCAAAAATACCATACTCGAGTGCCCTTTGTTAAAAGATTGGCTGAAGCTGTGACCAGCAGCGCTTCAAAGTATGGCTTTATTCGAACAATAAGGGGTCGTAAATGCCGATTTGACATGTGGGAGCCCTCTACCTTCGGAATGAATAAGGCAATGCAATATGAGGAGGCTAAAGCAATCTATGGAAATAACATAAGACGAGCATTTACTTATAAAGCCCTCAACAGGTTAATCCAAGGATCTGCAGCTGATCAAACAAAACAAGCAATGATTAATTGTTACAAACAGGGGTTTAAACCATTACTACAAATTCATGATGAATTATGCTTTTCAATAAATGATGAGAGTGATATAAAAGGTGTAAGGGAGGTAATGGAAAATGCCATTGAAAATCTTAAAGTCCCGTTCAAAGTCGATGTTGCCCTTGGCAAAAGCTGGGGCGAAGCTAAAGAGTAAAAGAGAAATTGAAGGTTATTATTTTGACGGTAAAAAACTTCATACGCTTTATAAAAAGAAACGTTAATCTTCTTCTTTATTTTGTTCTTGCTCTTCTTCTTTTTCTAATTCTTTCTCTGCTTCCTCTCTCAACTTTTTA